ATTGTTTGATGCGTTGAGTATTAACGCAGTAGCAGTTTTGCACAACACAGTCAATGACAAACAAGCACAGATTATAAAACAGCAACACAAACAAATAACAGTAGTGCCAGATCAAGATGAAGCTGGGCTAAAACTAATTGATCGTGCTGTTGAACTAGGATGGGCAGTAAGTATTCCAGACTGGCCTGAACATATTAAAGATGTAAATGATGCTGTAAAACATTATGGTAAATTAGGTACATTGATAACTATTATGAACACTAGAGAAACTAGTAAAATTAAAATTGAATTGGCAAAAAGAAAACTTGTTAAAAAAGTCAAATAACGTATAATTAAACATATGGCAAAAGAAAACAATAAAGAATACACATTAGAAATGCAAAAACTGTTTTTGGAGATGATGCTCCAGGACGCTGAAAGCTATGTGCGTGTGCAGAACATTTATAATCCAGAAAACTTTGATCGTAGTTTACAAAGTGTAGCTGAGTTCATTAAAGAACATATAGAGAATCATAAAAGCATTCCTACACTTGAACAAGTAAAAGCAGTTACAAATGTGCAGATGCAACATGTGCCTGACTTAACTGAAGAGCATTATGGTTGGTTCTTTGAAGAGTTTGAAGGCTTTACTAGACGTCAAGAACTAGAACGTGCTATTCTTAAGAGTGCAGACTTATTAGAAAAAGGTAATTACAACCCAGTAGAAAAACTAATCAAAGAAGCAGTGCAGATTAGTTTAACTAAAGACATGGGTACAGATTACTTTGATGATCCTAAAGGTAGATTAGAATTACTTAAAAGTAAAAACGGACAAGTATCAACAGGTTGGCCAATGTTAGATAGACCATTGTATGGTGGATTTAACAGAGGTGAGCTACAGATATTTGCTGGTGGATCAGGATCAGGTAAGAGTTTGGTTATGCAGAACTTGTCAGTAAATTGGAGTCAGCAAGGACTTAACGGTGTGTACATATCCTTAGAGCTAAGTGAAGGACTGTGTGCAATGCGTATTGATAGTATGATGACTAACACATCATCAAAAGAAATATTTAAGAAACTTGAAGATGTTGAAATGAAAGTTAAGTTAGTTGGTAAGAAGTCGGGTAAACTACACATCAAATATATGCCAGCACAATCAAACGTTAATGACATTAGAGCATACTTGAAAGAACTAGAAGTACAGACAGGTAAGAAGACAGACTTTTTATGTGTTGACTATTTAGATTTGATTATGCCTGTGAGTGCTAAAGTTAGCCCAAATGATTTATTTGTTAAAGACAAATACGTATCAGAAGAATTAAGAAACTTGGCAAAAGAATTAGATGTTATATTTGTTACAGCTTCGCAGTTAAATAGAGGAGCAGTAGAAGAAGTAGAGTTTGATCATAGTCACATTGCAGGTGGGTTAAGTAAAATTAATACAGCTGATAATGTGTTTGGTATATTTACAAGTCGTGCAATGCGAGAACGTGGAAGATATCAAATACAGTTAATGAAAACTAGATCAAGTTCTGGTGTTGGCAGTAAAGTAGATCTAGAGTTTAATTTAGAAAGTTTAAGAATAACAGACCTAGGTGAAGAAGCACAAGAAGGGTATACTAGACAAGCACCAAGTGACTTGATGAAATCAATTAAAACAACTACAACAGTTGGCGAACAGCCTGTAGCAAATGTAGAAGGTGAGCAACCTAAAGTTACAGGCGAAGTACAAAGTAACAAATTGAAACAGATGTTAGGCAACTTAAAATCCAAGTAATATTAGATGTATAGTATCAAAGACGTCAGGCATCTGCATTTAGAAATATCTAGCCTATGTAATGCTCGTTGTCCATTATGCCCTCGTAACTTCCACGGTTACCCCTATAATGATGGATATATAGAAAGAAACCTCACACTTGAAGATGTTAAAAAGATATTTGAACCCAACTTTGTAAAACAGTTAACAGGAATAATGATCAATGGTAACTTTGGAGACTGTGTTATGAATACAGAAACTCCGGCAATAGTCAAATACTTTCGACAACATAATTCCAACCTAGAAATAAAAATAAACACCAACGGCGGAGCAAGAAGTAAACAGTTTTGGCAACAGTTAGCTGAGTTAGATGCTCACGTACTGTTTGCATTAGACGGACTAGCTGATACACATTCAATATACAGACAAGACACTGTGTACGAAACAGTGTTAAAAAATGCTAAGACTTTTATTAAAGCAGGTGGTCAAGCTACATGGAAGATGATTCCATTTGATCATAATCAGCATCAAATTAAAACTTGCCGAGAACTGAGCAAGCAACTTGGATTTAGTAATTTTACATTAACAGACCAAGGTAGAGACACTGGTATTGCTGTTGATAAAAAAGGCAAGGTAGTTAACCTGTTGGGCACACCTAAAAAGATTAATTTTGAACAGCTATTACAATCTAAAAAAACTGATCAAGTATTGTTAGAAGATCTTGACCCCAAAGTTAAACAAATAACCTGCGAAGTAAAGAAAAGTAAATCAATATATGTAACATCAACAGGTGAAGTGTATCCTTGTTGTTATACTGGCTTTTATCCAAGAACATACGGACACGGTCAGTACTATGAAGTAGTTAATAAACAGTTAAAAAATATTATTGAACCTAACAATGCCTTAGAAACTTCATTAGAAGAAAGCATTGGGTGGTTTAATATAATAGAACAGAGTTGGAACACTGAAGACTTTAAACAAGGCCGCTTACTGATATGTAATGATGTGTGCGGTTCCTGATAAATACTATCACTAACGGAAACTTAACTTATGCAACGTAAAACAAAAAGTATTTTAGATGAACTGAGCTCAATGCACATTAGCAAAGACAGAAACCACTTAGTGGAAAGTCGTGCTAATAACATTATTCAATCTGCTATCAATATTTTTGAACAGATTGATAATCTATACGATTCTGAAGCGGCAGAAGATTTACAGCGTAAGTTTGTTAACGCAATTAAATCAAGAGACCCTAAAAAGTTTTCCCGATCAGTGAGACGTAAAGATGAAGATTAATGAAATTGTTCAAGAAGGTATACTAGATAACCTTAAAGGTAAAATTGGTAGATACCAAAATGCTCAGGCAATGAAGCAAGCTGGTGTACTTGGTGCACGTGCCTGGAAAAAGTACCTTGCTGGTTTAGAAGCCGCAAATGACTACAACGAAATACAACCAGGACTAGTTAAAACACATTTACGTAATTGGATTGATCAATCATTATTCGGAAGGTATAGTTTAAATACTGCACCTGGCCCGATACAGCAAAGCGTCAATGCTTTTATTGGACAACTTGCTCAAGATCCTAAAGATACTACTAAGTTAGAAAAAGCATTTTCTGCAATTCTTAACCAAACACGTAAGATGCAGTTAGACCCAGGTGCAAAATCTACACAACAAAAACCAGTTGCTGGCGGCAAACAAATATGTGACCAACCAACAAAACAAATTGGTAATTCATTATTTGTGTGCGGACAAGAAATAAAACAAGGCGATCCAGGATATGATGAGCTTGTTAAAAAACTGGGCGTAGAATAACATGCAAATAATCGAAGGCGGAAACGTATTTAAAGATGAGAAAGGTACAGCGTTAACTAAACGTATCAATCTTGTCGACGTTAAGCCCACTGTTAAGTATTTAGAATCGTTAACAGGACTTTCCCTACTAGATAACATGCTAGGGTCAACAGGCAAAAAACCTACATCAGGTGACTTAGATCTTGCAGTAGATGCAAAAAAACATACCAAAGATGAAGTATACAACAAATTAATTGCAAAAGGTGCAAGTCCCCAGGACGTTGCTAAATCAGGCGACTCAGTCCATTATAAGTGCCCAATCAACGGTGATCCAATGAACGGATATGTGCAAGTTGACTTTATGTTTGGTGATCCTAAATGGCAACAATTTGCATTAAATGCAAGTTCTGATTCAGAATTTAAAGGTGTACACCGTGCAATACTATTAGCTAGCATTGCCAAAGCAAGAGGTATGAAATGGTCATACAAATACGGACTAGTATCAAGAGAAACAAATAAAGTTATTTCAAATGATCCAGATGAAATTGCAAAAATGCTAATAGGCGGAACACGTAAAGATCTAGCAAGTGTAGAAACAATTATTGCACAAGCACAAAAGAACAACGACTATGAAGAACTAGTAGCAGACGCAAGAGAATACTTTGCTAAGGATGGACTACAATTTGAATCAACAGAAGTTAATTGGATTGCTCGTACAAGAGATAGACTTATTAATCAAGGTATGCAGGTTATTACAGAAGCGGCTCGTATTGAACATCCTGAAGATATGATCTTTGATAGTGGAAGCCAAGGTGCATTAAAAGCTGTTACTGATTTAAAAACATTACCGCAAAAAGCCAAAGACATTACAATTAAATGGGACGGTAAGCCAGCAATTATATTTGGACGTGATGAAGATGGCCAGTTTGTATTAACAGATAAGTCAGGCTTTACAGCTAAAACATATCAAGGACTAGCACGTTCTCCAGAAGAGCTAGAAAAAGTAATGCAAATGAGAGGCGGCGATCGTACAGAATTAATTAACATGTACAAAGCACTATGGGCACCATTAGAAGCACAGACACCAAAATCAATGACAGGTTATCTCAAAGGTGATTTATTATATACAGGTACTCCAAGCAAACAAGGAAACAAATACGTGTTTACACCAAACACTGTTACATACTCAGTTGATGCAGATACTGACTTAGGTAAACAGATTGGAACTAGTAAAGCAGGTGTAGCAATACATACACGTTTAACTGACCCACAAGATGCAGGAACACCGTTCTATGCAGTAGAACAACTGCCAACAGGCCCTGTGTTATTTGTAGGACCTAAAATGAAAGATACGCCTAAGGTAGATATACCAACAGATAGATTAGAACAAATTGAAAAAACAGTTAAGGCTAGCCAAGGTGCTATTGATGCTTTCTTTTCACCTAACAACCTACGTGAGATACAGATGGCAAACTTACCAGCTTTAATGAAACAGTATGCCAACTTTAAAGTTAGAGAAGGTAACTTTGATAACATGGCTGAAAACTTTTTAGCATGGGCAACAACTAAAGTAAGTGCACCTAAAGCACAAAGACTAGAACAATATATTAACAATAATATGAAGATAGTAGAATTAATATTTTCTATCTTTAAGGCCATTGCTGTTATTAAGACACAGGTAGTTAGAGCGTTAGATCAACAAGGCGGTGGTATAACAGCATCAATAGATGGCGAGTCAGGGCATGAAGGTTATGTAGCAGGTGGACTTAAATATGTTGATCGTTTAAGATTTTCAAAATCAAACTTTGCGAAGAATGTATAATGGACTTTATTAAAGAATTAATTGAATCAAGAATGTATCGTAGACTTGAACAAGTTAAAGGTACTGATGTGGCTACAATAGGCAGTCTAGTGTTTGATCACATGTTAATGTTAAGAGTTTTATATTATATTGATAAAAAGAAAGCACAGCGGTATGCTAAAGATACAATGAAACAACAAAACTTTAGTGGCTTTAGACAGTCAATGACTGACTTATATAATTTCTTAACACTGGTTATTAGTCAACGTCAATATGCAGATAAGCTATTCAATGATTGGGATATTGTTATTCCAGAATTAAGAATCAAACGTGTTCTACGTGCTGTTGCAGATGGCGACATGGACGAAAGAGATTATGATTCGTTATTACTATTGTTAAGCAGACGTATTAAAAACTTAACCGGAGACCAAATGTGGTTACGTAGACTAGTGCAAGACTGGCAAAAACGTATCAGCAGAATGGACCAGACACAAGCAATGACTCGTATACTACAAACAGTTAGACGTCCTATTAATACTGACTTGTATATGGCATTGCAATCATCAAGTAAAGTAACTCCAACAAATACATAATGGCTAATTGGGCATACGTAATATTCGCCTGTGCTATGATAAATGGCGATCCACAATGTGATCCAGAACCTGTATCTATAGTTGATAACTTCACTACTGAAACAGCGTGTACTGTCTTTGCAGTATTGTCCACAACAATGATTAATGACGATATGTACAAACAAGGTATTACAGACAGTTGGGCAGTGCCATCACAGTGCCAGATTGTGCCCGGAGAAGCTGATAAATTCTTTGTATATTAATAAACTGTACTTAAAATAGTTGAATATTAGACTAAATAAGTGTAGGGAAAGAATAAATTCCCATATAACTAAGGAGATATTATTATGGCAGTTTTAGCAGGTAAAGGAACAGTTTCACAATCACAAGGCGTAGGTCCAAAAACTTACATCTATGCAATCACTACAGGTACAATTACAGTATCAGACGCATGTGACTCAATCACTACAACTTACTTCGGTACAGTTGCGGCAGTTGAAGGTACAGCAGACGGCAACCATATTATGGTTCAAGGTGGACCAGGTGGTGCTGAAGCAGTTTCAGGTATTGCACTAGTTGCTACATTCGCTAACGCTTAATTGAGTTAGACTAGTACTAAATTAAAGAGCCCTACTTTTTTAAGTGGGGTTTTTTATTGGGTTAAATATCTATATGGAACAACAAGAACTGTTTAAGAAAGATACTACTCGTTGGATATATGAATCACCTGATGGTGGGTCAACTTTATATAGACGTAAAGCCAACGATCCTCATCACAAGCGTGAACTAGTTAAACAGTTAGATGATGAATTCAAAGATTATAGAGACTGGATGTATAAACAGGATTGGTCTGAGCTAAGTAAAAATTCAATGGTTAAAGAATCTATAGATAAGTTGAGAGTGCTGGTAGAACTTATAAAAGAATGATCCGTTGTTACACATTAGTTGATATTACTCAGACCGGGTTTACTAGAAAGCCAAAAACTCCTGAGCAGATTGTACAGCGTAATCAACAACGCAATTATGAAACATTTATACAGCTAATATCATTACGAAGCCAACCTCAACTAATTCACGCTCCGCAACAAATAGAAAATATTGATATAGGCGATTATGAGTTTGGTAGCTATTATATGCCAAGTATTTTTCAATATAACCTATGGATATTTGATTTTAACAGTGATCACCTAGACTCGTATGCTACAGTCAACAACCCTGTGGGAAGTTTAACTAACGATTTCAATAACATACCTATAATCAGCGGATTGTCGGAGACTGCCAGTATACAAGGGGTTATAAGCACCCATGGTGAACACCTCAACACTTATTTTCAGTGTTTTTAGACTATTGTGATAAATAAAAACAAGAACTAGTTTAACTAGTAACAAAGCATTTACGATAACATTTTATAGGCACAAACAGGCTACTTTTAGGCACAACATAGTAAGATTGCTTTAATATCCTATTGGAGAAAAAAGCAGTGAGTACTACTCGAATTGAGAAAGAGAATTTAGAAGCCCACGTAGAGTTATGTGCCGAGAGGTATGATGCGTTGGAAACTAAATTAGACACAGTTGAAGAAAAAGTAAGTTCACTTGAAACCAGTGTAGGCGAAATCAAAGATATGATTACTCATCTTGATAGACGTCGTTCCACACAGTTAATCACTTGGGCAGGTACAGCAATTACAATGCTAATTGGCGTTGTTGGCTGGCTTTTAACAAAGTTTGTTTGGTAGTCACTATGACTACAGAAACTTCCTTTCGTAAACTAAAATCTCTCACTACTCATAGTCTACAAAGTCTTTCTGCAAATATTATCGTCAAAGTTAAAGATGATTATATAGTTTTTAATCGCTACAAAATTTCCCCAACAGATCATGGTTACTATGAAGTATATCGTAACGACACTTTAGTACACGAGTTTACAAATAGTCGTAATGCGTTAGCATGGTGTATACTAGAAAAGCATGCAAGGATAGAAGATGCAAATAGCTTATTAGGTCAAGATAAAAAGATAGGGTGGCTTGAGCTAGATATTGATAGACAAACACAGATAATGAACACCACTCAAGATAATGATAGAAGAGCGTTGATGGCAACTAAAGTAACTAATAACATTCATGTAAGAGGTGATATTAAAATTAAGTTACAAGAGCAAATTGAATTGGCTAAATACTATCAACAAAAAGGATTCGACAATGAAACTGCAAGAACTAGCAAAAAATAAAATAAAACAGGTTGGCAAAATCATGGAAGGCCACTTTAATCGAGATATTAATGTGTCAAAACTATCAATGGAACAAGCAAAAACATTGTTAGCTAAGACATCTAACATAGTTGCTGAAGTACAGTCTAGCATTAACAGACACACAAGTGAAAGTAATCCAACATATCTCCAAGCACTAATGATGAAAGAAGCATTAGAAGCATATATTAAAGAAGGTACAGCTGAAACTAGAAATCCATATGCAGGCGGTACAGGAGAGCAAAAACATATTGCTCCAGGTGCAATGGCTCCAGCAGACATCAAAAAAGATGATGACGAAATGGAAGAAGCATGTGGCTCTACTCATAAAAAGAAAATGAAAGAGTACGGTAAGAAAAAAACTTACGAAGCTAAACAAATTAACGAAGCAGACGTTGAAGAAGCTCAAGTAACATTAGCGGCTCAAGACGTAGTTGATAGAATCCAAAAAATGTATGAAGATACAGCAGAAATGCAATATAAAGACTTACCTAACCTAGCACAAATGATGAAACAAGAGCTAGGCATTAATCAAACACAGGCATACTATGATGCAACTAACACAGCAATTTCAACACTAGTTACTGCATTAGAGCAAGCAAAGACAGACTTAGAAAGTGCAATGGCTCCAATCACAGGTGAAGAAACTATTAGCCCTGAAGAATTTACAGAACCAGAAGCAGATGTAGAAGATAACAGCACACCGCCAGAAATGGATGATGAAGAAGCAGTTATTGACGCACCGGAACTAGATACAGATTTAGGCAGAGAAAGAAGATAATGAAACTATTTGAGGTATATGGTTCAGAGCATGAGCTAGCGGCCTTAGTTCAGTATCTTATCAGCCGTTCAGAAGATTTAGGCACTAAAGGAAAAGTAGGAACAGAATCTTTTCTTAAAATGGCAGATAATTTAGGTGTTAATGTGTCGATGTCACAACTACAATCAATGGCACAACGACAGCCATTAAGCAATATGATTGCAGATGTTAATCCACAGCATGTTAGTTTTGATTTAACAAGCACAAAGAATCCTACAATGAGTGTTGATAAAGCACGTAAAACAGTTGACTCCATGGCAAAACGAGCGATGAAAAGGTAAACTCAACATCAATCGTTGCTACTCCAGTAGCCCTATCTTTTGGTAGGGCTTTTTTATGGTTGACATTCAGACAATAAATAGTATACAATAATACAATGTATTAAGGAAAAATATATATGGCATATTCAGATAAAGTTTTAGATCATTATGAGAATCCAAGAAATGTTGGATCTTTAGATAAAGACAGTAAAGATGTAGGAACTGGCATGGTTGGCGCACCTGCTTGTGGTGACGTTATGAAACTACAGATACAGGTAGAAGAAGGTGTTATCAAAGATGCCAAGTTCAAAACATATGGATGCGGTTCGGCTATAGCAAGTTCAAGTCTAGTAACAGAAATGTTAAAAGGTAAAACTATTGACCAAGCAGGTGATATTAAAAACTCAGCAATAGCAGAAGAACTAGCACTACCACCAGTTAAGATACATTGCTCTGTACTAGCAGAGGACGCTATCAAATCAGCAATAATTGATTACAAAGAGAAGAATTCTAAATGATAACAGTAACAGAGTCAGCAGTAAAAAAATTAAAAGAAATACTAGCAGAAGAAAACAACCCTGATCTTAAAGTTAGAATGTTTGTTAGTGGAGGTGGGTGCAGTGGTATGCAATATGGATTCACACTAGAAGATCAACCTGCAAATGAAGATGACTTTGATTTAGAAGTTGCACCAGGTGTACACATGTTAGTAGACGCAATGAGCGGACAGTATGTACAAGGTGCTGAAGTTGATTGGAAAGAGTCAGTACAAGGTGCACAGTTTGCTATTAGCAATCCTAACGCACAAACAAGTTGTGGATGTGGATCCAGTTTCTCAGTATGATAACTTTAACAGATAAAGCATACGAACGAGCGTTACATTCAATTCAATCAAGAGAAAATACTATAGGACTTCGTGTTGGAGTAAGAACAGCAGGATGTTCTGGACTTGCTTATGTATTAGAGTTTGTTGACCAAATTGGTGAACATGACGAAGTGTTTGAGATTAAAGATGTTAAAATAATAATAGACAAGAAAAGTCTTGTATATCTTAATGGATTAGAAATGGATTGGGTTAAACAAGGACTCAACGAAGGCTTTGAATTTAATAACCCAAATGCCAATGGTGAATGTGGCTGTGGGGAAAGTTTTACTGTATGAAGAATAGGCTATTTACCTTTGGGTGTAGTTTTACAAAATACGGTTGGCCTACTTGGGCTGACATTTTAGGCCAAGAGTTTGATGAACATCAAAATTGGGGGAAAACTGGAGCAGGTAATCTATTCATTTTTTGCTCCCTTATGGAAGCCATACAGAGAGAATCAATCAGCAGTAATGACACTGTAATAATAATGTGGACTTCTCCTGGAAGAGAGGATAGATGGGTTAAAGGCCATTGGATAACTCCTGGTAGCATATATAATCAAGACGTTTATTCTAAAGATTGGGTAGATAAATTTGCTGACCCAGATGGGTACTTAATTCGAGACTCGGCTTTGATATCATCAGCTAATAAAGTCTTAGATAATATTAAATGTGATTATCATCAGTTAAGTATGATGCCGTTTAACATTGTTAATGATTCTGAACCTTCCTTAATTGAAAAAATAAAATCTAAATTTAATATTATAACAGGACAAGAAACAAAAAACGTTAAATCTATGATACCATCTACAGATAAAGTTATTAATTTATATCAAAATGTTATAGATAAAATAAAACCGTCGGTGTTTGAAACGATCTTTAACAATGATTGGTATAGTCGGCAGGGCTTTAAGGCAAAGACTTGGGCTGAAGTTAGTTATAAAGAATCTAAGGAAACCTGGGCTCCTCATTGGCCTGCATATGAAGATTTTATCAATAAACAAATAACTGAAGAAATATTACAGGAACTAAAGCAGTTTTATGGTTTTGACAATATAGATTTGTTTATAAAAGAAATACACCGATTTGAAAATAGAAATGACATACATCCTACTCCTATAGAACATTTAGAATATCTTAACAAGGCATTGCCTGAATTCTTAATATCTAAAGAAACTATTGAATGGGCACAAAAAAAGCAAATAGATGCAGAAAAAGGCATTGAATATATACATCCAAAAATAAGTAGGCTATAATAAATGATAAAACAAGTATACGAATATAAAGAACTAAAACGTACAACAACAGAAAAGCAACGTTTATATACATGCCCTGATGGTAACGCAGTTCCTAGTGTTACAACAATCTTAGACAAAACTAAATCAGAAGAAAAGAAAGCAGGACTGGCACGCTGGCGTAAGAGTGTAGGTGAAGCTAAAGCAAAAGAAATAGTTACAGAAGCGGCTAACAGAGGCACACGCATGCACACCTACTTAGAAAACTATGTGCTTGGCGAAGAACTAAAAGACAAAGTATCAAATCCTTTTGCTCAGCAAAGTTTAGACATGGCCAAGATAGTTATTGACGAAGGACTTAAAGATGTTGATGAGTATTGGGGGACAGAAGTAGCATTATATCATCCTAAGATTTATGCAGGTACTACAGACCTAGTAGGTGTACACAAAGGCGAGCCTGCAATTATGGACTTTAAACAAACTAATAAGCCAAAGAAGCGTGAATGGATTGAGGATTACTTCCTACAACTATGTGCATACGCAGAAGCACACAACGAAGTGTACGGAACTAATATTCGTAAAGGTGTTGTGCTTATGTGTTCAAAAGACTACAAGTATCAAGAGTTTATCTCAGAAGGTACTGAATGGGATATGTGGCGTGACCTATGGTGGCAACGTGTTGAGGAATACTACGTTAATCATAGATAAATATGATTAATGGAACTTATATTATTCGCATTAATAATCAAACACTGTATAATAGATCTTGGTATACAAAGCCATTTTCTGTGGGGCAAGACACATAACAAAATAAATTATTTTGGCTGTCATGCTCATTACCTACATCATGCTATAGGAACATTCATAGCTTTTATACTATTCACAGATATTAAAACAGCACTACTAGCAACAGTAATAGACTACATAGTGCATTGGCATGTTGACTTTACTAAACACAACGTTAATACCTATTTTGAATTAACAAGAAAAGATAAATGGTATTGGTGGACAGCAACAATTGATCAACTTCTACATTTTTTAACTTACTATTTGTTAGTCATCTATCTCGTCAACTAGATAAATACTATCATAATAAATGGATAGAGACTTATGGCAATAGTACAAATTTCAAAGATACAACATCGTAAAGGCTTACAAGAAAACCTACCTCAACTAGCAGGTGGTGAATTAGGTTGGGCACAAGACCAACGCAGACTTTATATTGGTAACGGAACATTAGTTGACGGTGCACCAGTTATTGGTAATACAGAAGTACTAACAGAGTTTAGTGATGTATTATCAGTTGCAACTCCGTATACATATAAAGGTGAAGCCGCAGGGTATACAGTTAAAACAGATGAACCTGCTGTTGAAAGAAAGATAGGAGGTAAACTAGATGAGTTTGCTTCAGTAAAAGACTTTGGTGCAAAAGGCGACGGCGAAACAGATGATACAGTAGCAATTAATAGAGCATTTTACGAATTATTTTGCCGTGAAAAGAATCCAGAAATAAGACGCAGTTTATATTTTCCTGCAGGAATTTACAAAACATCAAACACAATTTTAGTTCCACCATACGCTAAAGTATATGGCGAAGGTGTTGAATCTTCAATTATCAGAATGGCTCCAGATGATTCATCAATGCCAACATTTGCAATGCGTACTACAGATAGTTTACAGCAAACAGGTGCAAACATTGGATCTAACTCTGCTATACTACCTAAGAATATTGAAATGAGTTCTATGACTATTGAGTCAAATGTTGAAACTCATATTTTATTAGTTGAATCAGCACAGCAATGCTATTTTGAATCAATGAACTTTACAGGTCCTTTACTAAAAGCAGATTTAACAGATGCTACTAAAGGTACAATAGCAATTGAAGTTGAAGGAACAGCGGCGGCAACACCAGAAATGATTACATTTGATAAATGTGGAATAAGTGGTTGTACATATGGTGTCAAAGCAGACGCCAACTCAAATGGCGTCACATTTACCAATGGACGTTTTCATATCCTATGGAGAGCTGTGCAGTTAGGAGAAGATACAACTGATGTTGGTCCTTTAGGGTATCGTATTACACAAAACTTATTCGACGACGTTTCAGATTCAGGTATTTACTTTGCTAATGTAAGCAAAAACATCTCAGGACATAATGTTTTCTTAGATGTTGCTAATACATTTAATGGAACAGGTAATCCAAGTGAATCAATAATTCAAATTCTAGCAGATGATAATATCTCTGTTGGAGATATGTTTGAGCGTACTGATGCAGATGATTTAATACATACCCGAGTTGATGTTGCTAACACTGTAAGAGGTATATATTTTGACAATGCAAGAGGTATTGCATACGGTAACTATAAACGTGAATCAGGTGTTAGAGCAACAATTGAAAATAATCAAACTTCAGCACAAACTATTTTTACTAGACAGGAAAACGGATTCTGTTGTTTTAACATTGATTATTCTATATCAAGAGGCGACGCAAAACGTATTGGTACATTAACAGTTACGCTGTCACAAGGTTCAAATGCACTTTCTTATGTAGATGACTACAATGAAAATGCAGAAACAGGTGTTGTGTTATCTGTAACAGAATCAGGATCAAACTTTTTATTCAAGTATACTAGTACAAACACCGTACCTGGGCACATTCATTATTCATTAACACATTTACGCTAGTCAACAATGTGGGCACAAACCTATGAAGAAAGGTTAAGACTCTGGGCATCCTTACGAGAGTCTGTCAGTAACAAATCTTTAACTGAACAACTCAATATAATAAACAATTGGTGGAGCCACGCTCCTAGAGTCAATAATGTAGTACATTGGCACGATAAAGAAAATTGGTTATCCCCCTGGGAACTTTTGGCAGAAAAAGGATATTGCGAACTTGCATCTGCTCTCGGTTTAGCTTATACTATAATTCTAGTCAACAAAAACGTAGATGTACAAATAGCACAAGCAAAGGACGAGTCTAGCAGTGACGTTACAATACTAATTGTTGATGATGAACATATTCTTAACTGGGACATTAACTCAGTGATAAGTAAAGAACAGTACAAATTTGAAATTAAAGAAACATTTGATTGCACCAAACTTAACGAGATGATTGGATAGAAATGGCAGAGATATTAGTAACAAAAAGAGATGGCGAAAAAGAGCCTTTAGAAATAGACAAACTACATAAAGTTGTTATGTGGGCCTGTGAAGGCATTACTGGTGTTTCAGCTAGTGAAGTTGAAATTAAAAGTCACTTACAATTTTACAATGGTATTAAAACAGCAGACATACAAGAAACAGTTATTAAAAGTGCGGCTGATTTAATAACAGAAGAAACGCCAAACTATCAGATAGTTGGAGGTAGATTAATTAACTATCATATACGTAAAGATGTATATGGACAGTTTGAACCTTGGCATGTTAAAAAGATAATAGAAAAAAATATTGACTTAGGAATGTATGATCCTGAGCTTATGGATTTATATACCAGTGACGAATGGGATAAGATAAATGGCTATGTCAAACACGAAAGAGATGAGTCATTGACATATGTTGCTATGGAACAATTCCGTGGAAAGTATCTTGTACAGAATAGAGTAACAGGTGAACTATATGAGTCACCGCAGATAACTTATATTTTAATTGCGGCAGTACTGTTTGGAAACTATCCTAAAGAAACAAGATTAAAATATGTAAGAGAATACTACGACGCAATTTCAACACACCAAATATCACTACCCACTCCTGTAATGGCTGGCGTAAGAACTAGCCAAAGACAGTTTTCAAGTTGTGTTCTTATTGAAACAGATGATTCACTAGATTCGATCAATGCTACATCATCAAGTATTGTTAGATATGTTTCACAGAAAGCAGGCATAGGTATTGGTGCAGGTCGTATTCGTGCTATTAAATCGCCAATTAGAAAAGGTGATGCTTATCACACAGGCGTTATTCCTTTCTATAAACTATTTCAAGCGGCTACAAGATCATGTTCACAGGGTGGAGTTAGAAATGGTGCGGCTACTTTGTACTATCCAATATGGCATTTAGAAGTAGAAGACTTGCTAGTGCTTAAAAATAATAAAGGCACTGATGACAATCGTGTTAGACATATGGACTATGGTATACAGTTTAATAAACTAATGTATGAAAGACTGTTGTCAGGTGGAGATATAACTTTATTCTCGCCACATGATGTTCCAGAGATGTATGATGCTTTCTTTAACGATCAAGATAAGTTTAAAGAACTATATGAAACAGCAGAGCGTAATACTCGCATACGTAAGAAAACAATCAAAGCAATTGACCTGTTTGGACAGTTTGTACAAGAGCGTAAAGACACAGGTAGAATATATTTACAAAATGTAGATCATGCTAATACTCACGGTAGTTTTAAAGAAGATGTAGCACCAATTAAGCAATCAAACTTGTGTTGTGAAATTGACTTACCTACGAAGCCACTAAGTGATTTAAATGACGCTACGGGCGAAATAGCACTGTGTACGCTATCGGCAATTAATTGGGGAGTATTTAGAACTCCTGAAGAAATGGAAAAGGCATGCACGCTTGCAGTTAGAGGATTGGACGCATTATTAAGTTATCAAAACTATCCTGTATTAGCGGCGGCATATGCAACACAGAATAGACGACCACTAGGTATAGGTATTATTAATCTTGCTTATTGGCTAGCAAAGAATGACTTTACATATTCTGATCCAAGTTGTTTACCAGAACTAGATAGATGGGCACAGCATTGGTCATATTATTTGATTAAAGCAAGTGCAGACCTAGCAGAAGAGTTTGGATCCTGTCCTAAGTCAAGCGAAACAAAGTATCATGATGGTATATTACCTGTTGATACATATAAAAAAGAAGTTGATGAATTAGTTGATCCAGTTGATCATGTTGATTGGAAAGGTCTTAGAACACAGCTTAAAGCTACAGGTATACGTAATTCAACGCTAATGGCATTAATGCCAGCAGAAACATCTGCACAGATTAGTAATTCAACAAATGGTGTAGAACCACCTAGAAGTTACATTAGTATTAAACAAAGTAAACACGGAGCATTAAAACAGGTTGTACCCGAATTTAGACGCCTTAAAAATAAGTACGAACTACTATGGGATCAGAAGTCACCGGAGGGTTATCTAAAAATTATGTCAGTTCTCCAGAAGTATATTGATCAAGGCATTTCGGTAAATACTTCTTACAATCCAGCCTACTATGAAGATGATAAAGTGTCAATGAGTGACTTACTCAAGCACATTGTAATGTTTTATAAGTATGGCGGAAAACAGTTATACTACAATAACACACACGACGGACAAGGTGAAATAGATGTTGATCGTGATGTTAAAGATAGTGTAGAAGTTGATAATTCACCGGAGCAGTACGACGAAGACGACTGCGATAGTTGTAAAATTTAAGTTAGGGGCAATATACAAATGAGCGTGTTAAATAAAAATAACAAGAGTCATCTAAAAGCTAATGCGTTTTTAGATAAAAGTGGTGGGCACGGTATCCAACGTTATGATACTGTTAAGTATAGACAATTTGAAAAACTAACTGATAGACAATTAAGTTTCTTTTGGAGACCTGAGGAAGTTGACGTAATGCGTGACTCCAAAGACTTTAAAGACTTAACACCATATGAACAACATATCTTTACAAGCAATTTAAAGAGACAGATTGTGCTTGACTCAGTACAAGGACGTTCACCTAACTTAGCTTTATTGCCTTTAGCAACTATACCAGAGATTGAAACATGGATTGAAACTTGGGCGTTCAATGAAACTATTCATTCACGTTCATACACACATATCATTAGAAACGTTTATGCAGATCCGTCAAAAGTATTTGATAGCTTAATGGACGTAAACGAAATTGGATCATGTGGTACAGATATTTCCAAGTACTATGATGACTTAATTGAATATCATAGAATGTATGAATATTTAGGTGCAGGCGAGCATATAGTCAATGGCAAAAAAGTCATAGTTGACGAGTATGAACTTAAACGTCGTTTATGGTTATGTATTAATTCAGTAAACGTATTAGAAGGTATTCGTTTTTATGTTTCTTTTGCTTGCTCTTGGGCATTTGCTGAACTTAAGAAAATGGAAGGCAATGCTAAGATTATTAAACTGATTGCTAGAGACGAAAACATTCATTTAGCAAGCTCACAACACTTATTAAAAATGCTACCACAAGACGACAAAGACTTTGTTAAGATTAAAAAAGAGTGCGAACCAGAGGTAGTAGAAATGTTTAAGTCAGCAGTTGAGCAAGAAGAAGCCTGGGCAAAATACTTGTTCCAAGACGGTTCAATGATTGGACTTAACGAAGAACTACTATGTCAATACATTCAATGGATTGCTAACAAACGTATGTCAACACTAGGTTTAGAGTCACCATATCAAGGTGGTTCAAATCCTTTACCTTGGACACAGAAGTGGATATCAGGTAGCGAAGTACAGGTAGCACCTCAAGAAACAGAAATCAGTAGTTACACTATTGGTGCAGTTAAACAAGACGTAACAGAAGATACTTTGAAAGGTTTTAGTTTATAATGCTTAAATGGTTTTATAGAACATTTCCGTTAGACAAGAGAGTAAAAATGCTACAGGCATTTGCTTATATTGGTCTAATAATAGGACTGGTATTATACTTTGATTGGGCTTGGCTTGTAGCAGGTCTAGCATACAGTTGGATACTATTTTTAGTTGGTGCTAGCTGTGGACTACACAAATATTCAAGTCATAGATCATTTGAACCTAAGAATAGATTCTATAAAATTTTAATGTTATCGTGCAGTACTGTATTAAGTTTAGGTAGTAACGTGTCATGGGCATGTACACACAGAAAGCATCATAAGTATTCAGACCATGAGGGCGATCCACATTCACCAAATATCAACGGTGGTGGCTTTTGGCGTTCAATACGACTATGGTTCTACTACTTTCCAACATATCAAATTAATCCAAGAACAGTAAAAGATCTTAGCATTGACAAAGATCATAAGTGGTTCCACAATAACTACTTTAAATTAAATCTTGGAGTATTTTTAGTATTGTTTTTAATAAGCCCTAAGGTAGCAACATATTTTTATTTCCTACCAATCGTATATGGGTTCCAAGCTATCAGTTATATCACTGTGTTAGCTCACAACAAGTATCTTTACAAGTGGATAGGTTACACAAACTTTCCTAGTACAGATAGAACATTTAACTCAAAGATAGCATCAGTGTTTGTTCCTGGCGATGGTAATCATAATAATCATCATACACAGCCTGCCGCGGCCAAGAATAAGTTTACTGCAAAGGATTGGGATCTTGCTTGGTGGTTTATTAAGTTAGCGGGTAAAGATGTTAAAGATGACTATCAGCAGAAGATACACGCTTAGATAGTAAGTCAGCAATTTCACCACTTAGATCAAACTTGTTATTTCTCTTACCATAGTTTCTTTCACCTGGGTAAGCATGGTGAGTTTCGTGATATCCTTCTCCAGCAAATAGCCAAGTAAACAATACACTATCCCAACTAAGATCATTTTCATTATGTGGCTTAGTACCTTTAAACCAACGTTGTAGTGTTTCACTGTGTGCTATAACTGTTACCCAACTCATACCTAGTAGACAATATACTACAGGTAAAGCAAATAAGTAGACAACCAAGACAGGATCAACCATAAACAGTATTATTGGATAAACAGACCATATTTTCCAATAGTTATTATGATAGAATTTAATTTCTCGATCTTTAACTAAATCAATAACAACACGTGGATTAATCTTATCAGTCTCCATCCATAAGAACCATAGTTTAATGTTATGTATCCAGCTATTAGTTAGTGCGAATGGGTCTTGCTCGGTGTCTGAATGCTTATGATGTGTTCTATGACCTGCCGCAAATTCTATAGGTGTTCCTAGGGTAGTCATTGTACCCAGTAATAATAGTAAATGCTTTACAAGACGATTACGTGGGTCTAAGGCACGGTGTGATATCCACTTATGCAGGCTTACGCTAACGCCTAAAGTAAACAATATATAACCTAATATAAGCCCTGCGATTAATAGTGCAAAGTTAAAATTTATAATCAAAGTGGCAATAACGAGCAAATAAATGGTTGCTTGTGCAATGCGAACTCTGTTATAATTAGCAATCGATAATTTATTTTTTAGGTCATTGAATAATGTCATAACTATATTTATAGATTTAAAAACTACAAGGGAAAAATTATATGCTAAAAATATACTCCAAAACAAGCTGTCCGCATTGTGATAGTGCTAAACAATTTCTTGAATCAAAAGACATTGAATTTGAAGTTATTAACATAGAAAAGGATAGCGAAGCAAAAGAATTCTTAGTGGGAGAAGGACATCGATCAGTACCACAAATATATAAGGATGATGAGCTATTTGTTGAAGGTGGATATAGTGCATTAATTAAATTAACAGAGGATGAAATAAAGGCAAAATTATGAAATTAGACAACAACGAAATTTATACATTTAAATTAGTAACAGGTGAAGAAGTTGTAGCACAGACAGTTGAGATTGATGATGACCATTACATGGTTAACAAGCCTTGTACAGTATTACCAAATCAAGAAGGTAAAATGCAAATGGTTCCTAGTGCATACACTATGGAATTGGAGAAAGATGTACGGATAAATACTAGTGCAATAGCAATGATTCTAGAATCAAATGAATCTGTTAAGGCGGCTTATAAAAAAGCAACAACAGGTATTGATGTACCTGAAAAGAAAATCATACACGGATAATTTAAATGCCAGCAGTAGTAAGAAGAGGTGACGCAAATTCAGCAGGAGGGATAGCCACACAAGGTGCGGCCACTGTATTTGTAAATGGAAGAGGCGTAGTGCCTCCGGGTAGTCCTGTAACTCCGCACCCTTGCTGTGGATCAAAAGGATGCGACGCACATTGCTCAGCAGTAACTACTGGCGGCTCAGCTACTGTATTTGCAGAAGGCAAGCCAATAATTTTAGTTGGTGATAATGATACGTGTGGACACGCAAGAGCTCAAGGCTCTCCAAACGTTTTTATAGGATCATAACGTGGCAGGAATACTAACTCCAATGCAAATGAATGCAGGAGCCGGGCTACTTCAAAATAGTGGCATAGGCATTGCTCCAGCACTGGCAACAAATATTACAGCATATACCAGTATTACTGCGATAGATACAATTACCTATTGTCATGATAATTCAAGTAAAGTTACTGGGTCAACTCTAACTAATTTACAAAGTTTAGGTAATGGAGTATTCCCTGGATTAACAAACATTGTACTGCCAGCAGATCATGCAACAGTGGGTGCAGGTGCATTAACTACAAAAATAACAGCACACGCAAATGATTTGATTGGAGCAGACATTGGTGTGTTTGCACAACACTTTAGTCTAGCTAGTGCATTTACAACTAGCAGTAATGAATTTATTAGCAGTGCAATCAACGCCGATTCAAGTTTAGATATTAATACAGATGTTAACAATTTATTAACAGGCGCAATCACAGATACCACAGTTGCACTACCATCATTTGCAAGCGACTTATTAAACTCAGGTAACTTACTAAATTATAATGACCTACGTAACTTAGGAAATCCATTATCATTTATTAAACTATACTGGCAACAAGCAGGCGGGTTACCTATCATTGATGACTATCTTTCAGCTGAAGGTATTAATACTGCGGGACTAATTAATGCAGTAAGTTTAAGTGACCCGAGTGCTATTATTAACTCGCAAGTAAGTGACCTTGGTACTGAAGGATTAGTTAATTATGAGGACGGTGTTAATCCTAGTGCTGACTCTGGTAAAGCTAGTAAAAAAGGACTTGGTCAGGCAGTATGGGATACCTTAGGAAAAATTAAAGATACTGATCTTGCAAGCATACAAAATGTTTTAGGTAGTAGCATTTCTAATTTAGAAACTGCACAAGACTTGTTAGATCCAAAAAAAGTATTTCCAACTGCATATCAAAGTTTAAAATCATTTGACACAAATGGTACTATAACTTTAATTTATATTAATCAAACATTAAATGGACAGCTCGCAGGGCTAGGTCAAAGTTTATATTCAGCAGTGCCAGAATATATAGCAGATAGTAATCAGGCACTGGCAAGAAGTTTGCAACAAATTAAAGATATATTTAATATCACAAGTCAACAGTTGAGCCAAGTAGCAGAAAAATTAGAAACTACTAAAGGGCTTGGCACAATCATTGCACTTGACAAGCCGGTACCTGATGCAACTATCAACTATTTTAAAAATATATATGGTACAGGATCAGGAACTAACGGACAATTTTTAGTAACAGATGTTATTGGAACAGTAGCAGGTTATACTCATACTACAGAATTATCACAACTAGCAGAAACAGTGGGTAATCTAGATGACGAAAGTGAACTAGACAATCTAGCTAACTTATATGAAACAATGAAAAACTTGTTTGACGATGCCGCAACATATTATACAATAGTCGAAGTTTCACCTCCAACAGTTCCGCCAACATACACAGAAACTTGGTATATTCCAGCAGGTCGATATGGTTTGAGTTCAGCAAGTTACGCCTCAAGAAATCTTGCAGTTGATGATGTAATTACAGCCATTGACATAGAACTTGCTAGTTTAGCTTCAACATATCCTACACAAGCTACAGCAACAACAGCTAACATTACAAACTCATCAGCACAAATCAAACGTGAACTAGAGAATATGCCTAAGGCAGGTATTGTTACAGCAGATACACAGACCGGAATAAAAACCGCTGTGATGGGACTAGTAACTAATTTACATCAGTATGGAGCAGACGAAAGTTTGGGTGGCACAGGATGGATATTAGAAAACGTAGCCAGCAGTGACTTTTATGGTGAAAGTTTAGTTGCGGCTCTTAGAGAAGGGCGTAACATAAGAAGATTGAATGATGCTAGTATTGGTAATAGTTTATTCATTGACTCTCAAACAAGAACCAGCCAGCAAGCATCATTTTTAGATTCAACATACTCAGTTGATGAAGCAAAAGACTTATGAGAATTGAGTTATATTTAAAAATATCTAAAGGTTGCAAACCTGATATTTTAATAGAATTCAATGGCCAACCTATCAATGTTAAAATAGATAAGATAAAGAATAAATTTGGGCATTACCCTGTAGTGTTTGATGTAGATCCTCTTGAACAAAATATGATCAAAGTATCAATAACCGGTCTTGGTAAGGATTCACTTAGTGATAATCAGGTAAATGTATTTGACGCAATAATTGATGGAATCAATTTTGGAATCGTACACGTTATGAATTCCTGGGCATATCCTGAAGGACTAGCACCGCAGAAAGGAGCAACTGAGTTAGACCGTGACGGCTATATAGAAATACCTTTTGATTTACCGGTAGCTCTATATTGGGGGAAAGTACATACAGAATTTAAATTTGAGGATTTTCCTGAATGGATAAGCTAACAAAAGAATGGTTTGAATTAGACTTTCCCGGTGGACCTACATCAGTAGAAGTAGCTGATGATCCGTTTGATACTGATGTACCTATTGTTGAAATAGAATCTGACATTGATGTTGAGTTTATTACTAAAATATGTAGAATTAAACACGAAACAAATAGAACAGATTATAAAGATCAAATGCCTCCATATCAAACAGTGCCAAGGACTCGCAACCTTTATATTTCACTTTTATGGAATTATAGTACCCGACCAATAAGGTACATAGATCTTCGTAATAGAAGAGATGCTGAACCGCCACCATTGACACAACCTGATGAAGGTTCATTAAAAATAAAAGAACATCTTAAGTCAAAAGGGCTTAATATTGATATATGTTGTCAAATGAATCTTCAGAGTCGAGGATATTTTAGACCGCATAGAGATATGAATGGACTAAAAAATTTAATGTATGTTTGGATACCTTTAACATATCCTATAGGATCCTCACTAAAATTTTACCCTCATGGTGAATATAAACCTAAGCTCGGTAACTACTATCTGTTTAATCAGCACACATATACTCATGCTATTCAGAATATGCACTCAGACGAATGCAGATATGCACTAGTTGGACACTTAAATCCAGAATTAACAGATACTCCAGAGTTTAGACAACTTGTTCGTGACAATATTAATAAGCAATATAATGAACAAACAAATCACGGTTGGACACATAAAGTTAATAGTTGACCAAAAAATTAAAAGACGTTATAATAGTTACACTTTAAAGCAGTAAATAGTTGAACGGAAAAGGAGAATAGTTGATGAAATTATCAAGGAAGGTACTATACGCAATACTAGTAGTGTTAATAGCAGGTACATATTTGCATTTAACGCAACAGGCTGAACAAGAGAAAGTGGTTACCACAGAAGATATTGTGATAAGCATTGAGCAACAAAAAGCAGAGCTTAAATTAAAACAAGAATTAATAGCTCAGTTAGAACGTGAAGACGAGTGGATGAAAGAGATTAGTTGTCTTGCACGTAACGTATACTATGAAGCACGAGGCGAAAGTCTACAAGGACAAAAAGCAGTAGCCCTGGTTACTCTAAACAGAGTTGAAAATCCAATGTTTCCTAATACTATATGCGGTGTTGTAAACGAACGCAAAGTAGTTAAAGGAAGAACTAAATGTCAATTCTCCTGGAGATGTGAAAGTCATACTAATCCTAAAAAAGCAGTAAGACAAAGTCATGAAAGTTATCAAGCGGCCTTAACTGCTATACTTGATTATGAAAGTCTTACAACTACTCTAGTTACAAAAGATACATTATTTTTTCACGCCAAACATGTTAGACCGTTTTGGAGGAAAGTCAAACAACGTCTAGCACAGATAGACAATCATATATTCTACGAACAACGACCAGGGGATAAACGTAGATAAGTGTTGTAAAAAAACAACAAATTAAAGGACATTTATTGTCCTTTTTTTGTCTAAAATGGTTGACCAGAAAATCCAAAACCGCTATAATGTATTTGTAAGTTAGAAAAACGGTTAATTATTTAGGGGTAGATAATATGACATATACAACAGAAAATCCAACACTAGAGTTACTACAAGAAAAATACAACTCTACTGCACCAAGATTAAACTATAAAGGCGAACCAATTAGAGGCGGTATGACTGAAGGTCAATGGAACCGTGATGGTGTTGCTGTGTTAGGTGGAGAAACAAGCTACGGTTCAGCTGGTGTTACAAAACATGCTTGGAAACTTGGTAAACAAGGTGAAGTTCGTTGGGCTGAATCAGATAACATTCCTCCAACAGACATCTTAGAAATGGCTGTGGTAGACGGTACAATTACTTGGGAAATGTTTGAACGTACACAAAAACAAAACTCAATTGAAACTCAAGAGTTTCTTGGACGTTATCAAGCTATGCGTGAGAAACATGGTTACTCAGAAGAAGAGCAAATGGAAATGCGTGCTGAGTTTGGTGATGAAGAAGTTGTTGATGTTTTCACTGGCAAGGTGATATCATAATGGATTGGTGGATACTGGTTCCAATAGGAATAGCTTTGTTAGGTATTATGTTACACGGAGTATTCATGGCTATAGCTATTTTCCTTGTTGGTTATGCTGGTGGTGCTTTCTTTTGGGATCATAGTGTAGGAATGGTCTTAGGAATTATTTTACTCGCTTATTCGCTAGTTAATAATGCTGGTGACAGCTATAAGAGTTCAACAATTACTAAAGATACTCCTGTTAATAAAAACAATGGCAGTTCAACGACACAAGCTGGTATGACACCTCCTCCAGTAAGGTTACCTGAATCGCCTACTCGACCAAAGACACATTTAACGGGTGCTAAAACTGAAAAACCTTGGATTGACGAGTGGAACTCATAATGAAACCAACTATTGGACAAATTATAACTGTAGCAACTGAATATAATCGCCCTAGCATATGGGGCGACGTTCAGCACTCAGAACTTACTGGTGAGGTTGTTGATTACAAATGGGCAAAGCCTGAAGAGTTTGCTGTTCGTAATCCTAATCATCCCAATGGCTTTTCAGTTATCCATATGAAAAATGTCGTTGACATTAGAGATGAGGACGGGCATGAATATAAATTTACAACAGATTCTAGTGTTAAAGTTTGGACAGTTACTGGTAGCAAAGGCAACGAATATACTGTAAAATTACAAAACGGAGAATACAGTTGTGAGTGTGTTGGCTTTCAATATAGAAAAGATTGTAAACACATTAAACAATGTATATAGGACTTAAAATGAAACCTTGGGAAATAACAATAAAACTTGAATCTGATAATTCAAGATTAGCTAAAGAAAAAATACTTCGCGACGAAGCTGGTTGTGCGAATAAAGAATTCTTCCACGGAGTCCGTCTAGCCCTTGACCCCCTAATTACATATGGTGTTAAGAAAGTAGATATACAAAAAGGTCCAGGTGGGCCTGGGTTAGATTGGACCATTTTTCAACAAGCACTAGATGGCTTACGGTCAAGAGAGATTACAGGTAATGCCGCACAACTAGTGTTAGATACAATGATGGAATCAGCAACACAGGAACAATGGAACAATTGGTATAGACGTATTCTTATCAAAGACTTACGTTGTGGTGTTAGTGAAAAGACTGTGAATAATGTAGTTAAGAAAGACTACCCCGACTATGTTATTCCAGTCTTCACTTGCCAACTAGCACATGATGGTGCTAACCATGAAAAGAAATTAGTAGGTAAAAAACAGATTGAAGTTAAGCTAGATGGCGTTAGGGTTATTGCTATATTACATAAGAATAAGCGTCCTGAAGTGTTTAGTCGTAACGGCAAGCAGTTTCATAATTTTGAACATATTGTAGATCAATTAGCTCATGTTGTAGAAACTTACGGCATCGGAACAGATATGATATTAGATGGTGAAGTAATGAGTAGCTCATTTCAAGACTTGATGAAGCAAGTTCACCGTAAAACTAATGTTCAGTCTGACGATGCCATCCTACATTGTTTTGATATGATTACCTTAGAAGAATTTCAACAAGGTGGCAGTGTTCGTCCACAACATGAGCGTTCACAAGAGCTAGATAGTTGGATTGAAAAACATGCTCCGGAACTTCCGCATGTTGCTACACTGACATGGCAAGAGGTAGACTTAGACACTGAGCAAGGACAAACAACGCTTAAACAGATCAACAAGCAGGCTATTGACGGTGGATATGAGGGTATAATGATCAAGGATCCTAACGCAGGATATGAATGTAAGCGTAGTCATAGTTGGTTAAAAATGAAACCGTTTATTGAAGTTACCCTAGAAGTAGTGGATGTAGAAGAAGGGACTGGCCGTAATGCTGGTCGATTAGGCGCACTTATTTGTAAAGGAGAAGATGATGGACTTAGTATTAATGTTAATTGCGGTAGTGGCTTTACTGACAGCGATCGTGATAGCTTCTGGAATACTCGTACAGAGCTCTTGGGGAGAATGGTGGAGGTCAGGGCGGACGCAGTCACAAAAAATCAAGACGAAACGTACTCGTTAAGGTTTCCTAGATTTAAAGGATTTCGTGGCTTTGAAGTTGGTGAAAAGTTATGATCGAACAATTTTTATTAGATTTGATTGCAACAGCACGTGCCAGTGAATTCCCTGAGCATGGTGAATATTGGATATGGCTAGCATTTGTTATAGGCAACGTTCTAATGTTTGTTCCTAGCGTTGGTTGGACTCACGTAAAAGAAACTGATGAAGAATGGTCAGCTAGAATACTAAAACAGAGAAAAGAACAGTCATGGTGGAGTTTATCATGAGTAGACCACAAAAGCCTAAAGGTTGGCAAGGAAGACTAAAACAGCGTTCGGCACATCAATATGCTTTATTTAAAGATGATCTACCTTTTGGGCATCGAGTTGAAAGAGATAAAACCAAAGTGATTGATCGTAAACGTAAACACAAAAAGGAACTTGACTAAAAAATGGAAAACATATATAATTGTTCAGTATGCAGTGTAGATTTTGATGAATACTCAGAGGGAGGCACTGTAGGTAACTTTGGAATGTTGCCGGTGGCATTTTGCCCGACATGTTTGGCTTGTATGTTAGATATGTCAGATCAAATGAAAGGAGAAGAAGATGAACTGGTTTAAGAAATTTTTAGTTGCTGTAGTAGATGGGTGGAGACTGGTATTAGATAATAGATATAATCCACTAAGATTTATTAAAGACCCTAGTGTACAGACTTACTTTACATGTGTATTATTTGTAATGTGGTGCTTTTGGTTTGGCCTCATTGGATCTTATTATGTTGGATGGTTTGGATATAGCATTGCAACAAGTATCATTGTTCATCTAAGTGTTTTGGTACCTATCGCATTAACAAACGGAGTATTTCTAGATGCTGAGCGTGGTGGTGCTAATTGGGTAAAAGAATGGAGAAAAATATGACAGTAAGATTTTTAGCATGGCTTAGTATTTTATTTTTATCAATAGGTAGCAATGTGCTTGACTTTAGTACATCGAGCTATCACATATTTTTAATAGCAGGTTTATTACTAGTACCAGTAGCGGTTATTATGTATATAGACCGGGAGGGTTAGAAATGAATATAGCAGAAGCAGTTAAAGTAATGTATGACATTAGTCGTAAGCTTCAACCACACGACGGGGAATTAGCACGTGAAATACAAATATGTGCTGAAAGATTAAGAATGAAAAAAGACTTTTTAGATGAAGATGATATGGCTGAGATTCGGAGAGCAACATAATGTTGACTAAAACCTATGATGTTGTCTATTGGAATGAGGATGGTAAGAAAGAACTAGTCAACTCATTTAAAACAAAACAAGAAGCTGAAGAAGTTTATCTTAAGTGTATGGAAGGCGATAAAGAAGCACAGATTAGCGCCAGCTATGACATTGAAGAAGGTTACACAGGAGCTCCAGGACATTAATACATTAACTAATATTTGTGAACTACTTAGAGACGCATACAGTCGTAACTGGATAACCAGTCGTGATGGTAATATCAGTTGGCATCCTGAGGGTGCAGATTACTTTTACATTACACCAAGTGGTGTGCGTAAACAGGATATGACTCCTGAACTGTTTAAAAAGATTGATATTGCTACACTAGCAGAGCTAGATGATAATAGAGATCTTCGCCCAAGCGGAGAAATACATCTACATCATAGACTGATTAAACAAACTGATCAGGAACAATGCGTAGTTCATCTGCACCCTACTTATATTGTTGCGGCAATGCAGACACTAGAGTTATCCAAATTAGTTACTGACTTTCCTGAACTGTCAAGATATACTCGTGTTGCTGACAATGTAGGCATGGTACCACCTATCAGTGAAGAACTAGCAGAACAATGTATATTGAAACTAGGTCAAGATCGAGATATTGTTGGTATCAAAGCACATGGTGCTGTCAGTAGGGGAAACACTTTATATGATGCTTATGAACACACAGAGCGTCTTGAACATATTTGTAAAATTGTATTGGTAGGAAGAACTGTATGATTTTATATAGCAACAGCGATAGTTACGGAGTTTTAAGTCAGCCCGGCGAAGACACGCCTTATGGTAAAGTTTATGGTAAATTTATTGCTGATAAACTTGGCTGTGAATTTGTTAATAGAGGAAGAAACGGAAGTTGTAATAGCAGGATTATGCGGACGTCAACAAGAGATCTTATTAAATTACGGTTAGAAAATCCTAATAAAAAAATACAGGCCTTGATTAGTCTAACAACAACTTATAGAAACGAATCGTGGACTGAGGACAATCAGCACCCGGAAGACTTTGATGGGCATTTTAAAAGTTTTCAGGCAATGAGTCAATTTGCTTTTTGGTCAACTGAACAAAAAGACTTTGCTAAACATTGGGTAGCACAATATGATAACGAAGCTGAACAAACTAATCTGCTTTGGCAAGTGTTGCTGTTGACTAAAACACTGAAGTCGTATAATATAGATTACTTAATATGGTGGGGACCAAAGATTGGGGTAGTGAAACCTGTTAATTACGATAATCCTTTTATTGAAGACTTTTATCAAGAGATTAAGAAAGATAAAAACATATTAAGTTTTGAGGATTTTGGTTTTTGTACTTGGTGTTTAGATCAAGGTTATGTTCCTTTTGACAAAGAGCAGTTTGGAGAATACGGGCATCATGGATCAGAAGCTCAACAGGCATTTGCTAATTATTTGTTGGAGAATCATTTATGAGTATGCACATGGAAGGTCCTGCGTTAACTACAACAAGGACTAAGAAGTATAAACTAAAAATGACTAAGGCAAAACGTGCAAAGTTAGAAATGGACATGTTTCACTACAATAAAAAGCAGAAGCGTATGGGAGAGCCTAAAGTTACATTTGATCAGTATGTTGATATTCGTTGTGGTAGACCTGTTCCTAAGAAAAAACTACATCCTAGTGAACAGGGAGAATACAATGGTCCCACATATCAAGCACCAATTGGTAGAGAAACTAAATATATACCAAGTAAGCCAATGGGCGATGGCATAGCTACTAAAAAAGAAACAACACAATACACAGGAACATTGATTAAAGGTATTGCTACAATGCACAAGTCAAATGCTATTCCAATTATAGATAAGAAACAAGCACAGGAAGTAAGTAAGATGAGGAGAGGGTAGTGTTATACACATTAGAAGATATGCCGTCATTGATAGAAGAAGTAAAAACTATTATACGTGATAAGGGACAAGATCCTGAGCAATTTGAAATTGAGGTTAGAGAATCAGATCCTAGTCTGCGTGTAGCAGTCTATACCATTGAAGGTGGCTTTATGGTTCGCTTGTTTGCACCCCATGATATTGATAGGTTACACGAAAGTTTAGACGAACTAGGAGAGAGCAATGGATAACAACGATAAATTTTTAGCAGTAGTGATATTTGCGGTACTGATAGGAGTATGGGTACTGATTAACGGAAACGAAGCAAACGCTGAACAACACAAACGCGATCAAATAAAATTTGTTCAACACATATATGACAATGCTCTAGATGAGATTGGCAACGGTAATCGCAAAGGTGGTTGCAAAGAATTAAGAAGAGCATTGATACACAGTAAAGATTTAGAGGATGATGGCAATACCTATTACAACATAAGAGTTATTGGTACAACTGTATGTAATTGGGTAGCGGCCACAAAAACAGTAGTAGGTTCAAGATAACAATGACATATGATGTAGTATTATTCACTGATGTTACTGATACTATATTAGTTACTAAAGCTATTGGTGCTTATAAGATCGCCTACGTTTTAAGAGAAAACGGTTATAAAGTTTTAGTAGTTGATCATTTACACACTTTTACCCAAGACGAATTCAATAAAGTTATTGAAAAAAGTGTAGGATCTAATACAAAGTTTGTAGGGTTTTCTAGTACATTTTTTAACGCAACAGTAGATGTTCGCAAAGACGTGGCAACAGAATTTGGTTGGATGAGAACTTTAGATGAACATTTCTTTCCGCAAGGAAAAGAGTTTGAAAAGAACGCAGTAACACATATCAAAAAAATAAATCCTGATTGTAAAATTCTAGCTGGTGGTGTTAAAGCTCATAAAAATATAACTAATCGAGATGTTGATTATGCTATACTTGGTTACGGTGAAACCGCAGTTCTAAATCTTGCTAATCATTTAACTAACGGCGAGCAACTTGGTTATGGTGCTACTAAAAATCTATGGGGAGTAACAGTAATCGACAATGCCAAAGGTGAAGATTATATATTTGGTAAAACAGATTTTAGATGGGAAGACTCTGATGTATTAGGTAATGACAAAGTGTTACCACTAGAGATATCCAGAGGTTGTATTTTCAAATGTCGTTTTTGTAGTTATCCTTTAATAGGTAAAGAAGATAATGAACATATAAGATCAGCAGAAAGCTTACGTAAAGAAATGCAGGATAACTATGATCGTTTTGGTGTAGAACATTATTATGTATTAGACGATACATTTAATGATAACGAAGCAAAACTAGATCGTATTTTAGATGCAGTCAACCAGCTTACTTTCCAACCTAAGATGTGGGCATATGTTAGATTAGATCTATTATCTAAACGTAAAGACATAGACAAGCTCTACGACATAGGCATACGTGCTATGTATCACGGTATTGAATCTATACATCCTGAAGCCGCAAAAGCAGTTAGAAAAGGTGGTAAGAAGTCTGATCATATTGATATGATCCGTGCAGTTAGAGAGAAGTACGGTAGCAAAATCAATATGCACGCAGGATTTATTATTGGGCTCCCAGGTGAAAGTTTAGATGATATTAAACAAACCTTTGATCGATTAATGAGTCAAGATATCCCGTTACATACTTTTAGATTTACTGCTCTTATAATGCAAAGACCAAGTTCAGTTGTATGGTCCAGCGAGTTTAGTCGAGACTATGAAAAATGGGGATATGTAGTAGAACCTGAGGAAGAAGATGATTGGATGGGAATGAAATGGTCTACTGACTTTATGGACAGAAACAAAGCTGTAGAAATGGCACAATATTATATTGATCAAGTACAAGCAAGTGATAGAATGGGAATTACAGGTCAGGTCAGTTTTGCATTATTAAACTATGGATACACTTTAGAAGAACTAGCTGATATGAGGTACAATCAAATACCCTGGGCAGATATAGAAAGAGTTAAAAAGGTAGAATTTGTGAACAACTACAAACAAAATTTATTTGACTACCTGGATCAACAGAGCGTATAATAAAGTATGGATAAAAAATATAACAAACAGGCTATAAAAGATATGTTGTATGGTACTGTGAAAGAACTAGCTAACAACAATGACTTTTACTACCGTGGAGTCAGCGACCATTTTAGCCATCTAACTCCTGAGGGGCGAGACCAGGTACACAGTCTAATAGAACGTATGATTCCAATAATTCACGCATATGAAGATGAGGATTTTCAAGAGCGTGCTATAAATTCAACATTCAGTCTACTTAAGGACGAAGAAAAGTAGTCAGAAAACGATAAATACGTGACTATGCAAAATCCTACATTTACAGATAGATTTTTAATACCTTGGTTGACATTACTGTCAGGCCTGAGTATTTCTGCGGTTGCAGTTTGGTATTCAGTGGCAGGACTTGTTGCTATTTTTGCCGCATCTGCTACAGCTATTATTATTATGGGGGTGGTACTAGAAGTAGGTAAACTAGTAACAGCAGTATACTTACACAGGTATTGGTATTTAACAAAAGGATGGCTTAAAACATACATGGCTATCACAGTTGTAATCTTAATGTTTATAACGTCAATGGGTATCTTTGGCTTTTTATCAAAAGCACACGTTGAACAAACATCATTGAGTCAAGAACAAACTGCACAAGTAGAAGCTATTGATGATAAACTATTACGCTCTGAAAGTAAAATTACCAGATGGCAAAGTGAAATAGATAGATTACTTAATGCAGGAACATCAAGTACAGACGCTGGATTGTTAAAACAAGATCAAATAGCTCTTACCCAGCTAAGAAAACAAATAACAGAAGAGAAAGCAATACCGAGACAAGAAGCAGAGCAACGTATTAAAACTGCACAAGAAAGACGGGATAAAGAAATTGAAGCCGCAAAACCATTACTAGATGATTGGAGTGGTGAGGAAAAATATAATAAAGAAGTTGCTAAAGCCAAACAAACAGAACAAAATGAATCATCGGTTGCACGTAGTCAACGTGATAAGAAAATTAAAGCAATTGATAAAAAATATGCAACAGAAATTAATTTATTGAACAAACGTATACGTGAAGCACGCAAAGGATCTACAACAAAGGCAGGTCAAGCCGACAAGCGTATTAAAGAGCTTGAGACAAATATTGAAACTGAACAACAAGCAATGGATGTTATTCGAGCAGACAAAATGGTATACGAAAAAGAATACAGAAAATTAGAAGCTGAAGTTGGTCCTATTAAATACATTGCTGAGTTTGTATACGGACAAACAGACAAAGACATATTAGAAAAAGCAGTGACATGGGTTATTATACTAATTATATTTGTATTTGATCCGTTAGCAGTTGGATTACTAATAGCATCACAGTACGCATTTAATACTAAACGCTATAATGTAAATGGTAATGACCCAGGTGCAGGCAAGGTCAAAGTGATTGAAAAATCATATGAAATATCAGACGTGCCGCCTAAGGACATACAGAAACTTGAAAAGAAAGTAGAACAAAAAAAGGAAAAGTAACATGGCAAAACCACAAGAAGCATTAGACAGTATATGGGACAAGTATCGTAAGTCGTTGAACGATGTTTCGGCACTGCTTGACGAAAATGAAACGTTAAAAGCAGACGCTGATATTGACTTTACAATACCTGAAGATATTCAAACACTAGAAGAAAGTGTTGAAGCAAAGCTAGCCGCTAATGGTATCAAATAGTCAAAAAACAATCGATACGATATGGTCAAAGTATAGAATTGCTCTGAAAAGATTAGATCAGGCACTGGACTTACTTGAACCAAAAATTATAAAACCAGAAGATCAACTAGATAGTGACCTTGGGCTAGATTCAATTCCTAATGAAGTTAAACGACGTAGACAACCCAATGTTGTTACTTCAAGCAATTTACCAGACTTTGATGAATATGCTGGACTATCTAAAGAAGAAATAACGTACAAAGAAAATCAAAAAAGAGTATGGAAAGCTGTTAATCCAGAAGCTCAACTCAAATCCATTAAATATAAAAAACAAGTAGGGTACATTGATAGATTACCTTGGGAAGATTTAATACTTCCTACAGCAGATAATTTAGAAGTAGGTAACGGTGAAAGTGGGTTTGGATTAAACTTTCCAAGTTTTCCTAAGAAAGGTGATACATTTCTTAGAGTTGATCAAGTTCCACATAACTTATATAAATGGAACGATAAGAAGTGGATTAAGGTTGACAAAAAGAGTAATGTAACATACACTTATAATACAGAGTATATAGAACACTTAATTGCGTTGATTAGTAATGGAGAATTTGAGCCAGAGAAACTAACACAAAATGAGCGTGAAGCTATTGCAGATCATTTACAAAAAAATAAGGATCAATAATGTCAGACTCAGCTATTACAGAATGTAGTTTTTGTAGTAAACAAAAAGAGCAAGTCAAAAAGTTAATTGTTGGCGAATCTAGTGCTATCTGTTCAGAGTGTGTTGATTTTTGTCAACAGCTTTTAACAGAAGATCAGGAAACTTACGAGCGTCCAGAAATTGATCTTGATCCTATACATATTAAAGAATTCTTAGACAAACATGTTATTGGACAGGAAGACGCTAAACGTATGATTAGTGTTGCTGTAGCAAATCATTATAAACGTATTGGCAATAAATCAACACTAGACCTTGCTAAAGCAAATGTATTACTGCTTGGACCTACAGGATGCGGTAAAACAATGTTAGCTAAAACTGTAGCAAAATATTTAGATGTTCCTTTTGCCATTGGTGATGCAACTAGTTTAACAGAGTCTGGTTATGTAGGAGATGACGTTGAAACACTGATATCAAGACTACTTAATAATGCAAAAGGTGATGTAAGAAAAGCCGAACGTGGTATTATCTTTATTGATGAAGTTGATAAAATTTCACGCAAGTCTGAATCAACGTCAATTTCAAGAGATGTTTCGGGAGAAGGTGTACAACAAGCTCTATTGAAACTGATTGAAGGTACTACGTGTCGTGTTAACTTAACAGGCAATCGTAAACATCCTAGTGGTGAAACAGTTGATGTAAACACAGCAAACATTTTATTTGTAGCTGGTGGTGCGTTTGTTGGATTAGATAAAATAGTACAACGTAGAAAATCAAACAACTCAATTGGATTTGGTAGTAATATCAAAAAAGAAATATCGCTACAAGCATTGAAAGAAGTAAACCCAGATGATTTAAACAAGTTTGGTCTTATACCAGAACTTGTTGGTAGATTCACAAACACTGTTGCATTAGAAGAATTAGAGCTAAAAGATTTACAATATGTTCTAAGTAAAATAGAAAATAACTTAATAGACCAATATACATATTTGTTCAAATTAGATAAAGTTGACTTAGAATTAACACAAGATGCTATTGAAACTATAGCAAAGCGTACACAGACGCTTAAAACAGGTGCTAGAGGCCTGCACACAGAATTAGAAAGGGCACTTATGCCACATATGTATAATGTCCAAAAGTATAGACAACAGGGTATAAAACGTGTTATACTAGACAGTAATCAGGTAAATAAACCTACAATATTAACGAAGGAGACAAATGGCAAAATATAATCCATTACTTAAAGGTGGTGGTGGTTCTTTAGTTGTTTTGAGTGATCGAGACAATGTAGAGCGTGCCCTTCGTAAGTTCAAAAAGAAAATGAATAATAATGGTGTTCTGCAAGATGTAAGAGATCGCCAGCATTATATCAAACCAACGGAAAAGCGTAAGCTGAAAAAAGCGGCCGCTAAAAAACGTTGGCAACGTGAACTTGCGTCAGGACAACTACCAAAAAAAATGTACTAAAACCTTGCTTCGTTGATAAATAATATTGTAAGATGCCAGACTTGGGTCTTACAATTTTAGGGCATGTTGCCCAAACTTAAACTTGCTTTTTAAAAGGAGATTAAAAAATGACAAGATTATCATCACTAGATTTACAACCCTTCTATCGAAATTCTATAGGCATTGATCAGCTATTTGATACAATGATTAATAGGATCGATAACTCAAACTCAACTAACTATCCACCGTATAATATCATTAAACATGATGACGATAATTATACTATCGAAGTTGCTGTGGCTGGTTTTGCAGACGGTGAAATTGATGTTCAAGTAAATGATGGACAATTAATTATTACCGGAGACAAAGCCGAAGTTGAAACAGAGCAGGATAACTATCTACATCAAGGTATTGGAACACGTAAGTTTGTACGTACATTCCAACTTGCTGAATATGTTGAAGTTAAAACTGCAACTGTTGAGGCCGGTATCTTAATTGTTTCTTTAGAACGAGAAGTTCCTGAAGCAATGAAACCGAAAAGTATTGCAATTACATATAAATCGTAATATAATTATTAACATAACGTAATTAAATACTTACAGAAGGGGGACAATTTCGTCCCCCACTTAATTAATATTTAAAGGATGCAAATGGGGACACAAGTGGAAGTCAAAGAAAAAGTTAAAACAGAGATAAGTTTACAAGAACCAGGTATGTTTAAAGTTATCTATGTCAATGACGAAAAAACAACACTAGAGTTTGTTGTTGAATCTTTAGTAGATATATTTGACTACGATAGTAAATCAGCAGAACATATTACAATGGATATTCATTCTAATGGAAGTGCTACTGTTGCAGTGTTACCATATGAAATAGCTGAACAAAAAGGTATTGAAGTTACTGTAGCGGCAAGAACAGCAGGTTATCCTTTAATGGTTAGAGTTGAACCTGAATCCGTTTAGGATGATAAGTTCCGCTAGTACCAAAATCTTCAGGTAGTCCTCTAGGATTACTTACAAATCTAATATTATTCTTTATTTGATCCGTAGGATTCTGATATGTTCCAAACATCCACGTAGAAACTTTCTTTTTAACATCAGCTTCTAAACAATTCAATAATTGACTATTGCCCATTAAATTCATCATTGGAGTATCTTGCAGTGATGTATCGTGCTCAACAAAACTAACGTCCGGAACAACACTAGTTACAATTATAATTTCTTTTACTGAATCCATCTCTTGCATTTTTTGAATTGTTTTATATAGATAACGAACATCACTAGCACCATAGCTCATTAATCTCATTACATCATCTATAGTGTTAACATAGCCATTTTCTTTCATCCATTGGAATTGTTGTTCTATTTCAAAATTTGGATTAAAGTCAAGACTATACCATCCGTTGACTGGAACTATTGCTTTACCATCTAAAATACAAACTTGATTGTGTAAGTAGGTTACGTTCTTCATTTCTTCTGTTGTATTCACAATGTCAATGAAGCTCCAAGGTAGATTATCCATCTCCCATTTATGATCTTTTGGACCATCAACAAAGAATACATGTTTGTATTGTCCGGCTAGATGTTCTAGTGTCTGAGTTAGTACAACTCTATCTTCAGACACATTACCGGCAACTATACACATTAGACTCTCTGGTTGACCTTCCCAGTCTAACGAGTGTATAATATTTAAATCACTTATTAAGTCGAATGTCACTTCCATATATAAGTACTTATGCGAAAAGGAGAACAAATGAATATTATATTTGAAACAGAAGTAACCCCAGAAATAGCTGAAAAGTACACGCTATTGGAGCTTGACACATTCAGAAGAACCAGCGACGGGAAGGTACAAAAGAGTTTTTGTGTTCTAACAAATGAAGATATTACACTCCAGGAAATAGCTTTAATCGAAAGGCAAAAAGAACTGCATGCTAATTTAATTAAAAATTATAAAAAGCAAGACTGGAACTATTGTCAAGAAGCACTATCTAATCTTTACGGTAAATGGAAAGGTGAAGTAGATACATTTTATACTGTACTAAGCAAAAGAATTACAGAATTTAGAGAAAAGCACCCTGAAGATCAAAAAGATTGGGATCATATCATAACTATTCCACAGTAAGTACTAGTCAGACCGAGTAATACAGTCATATATCGATAGCTATCAATGATGTAAATAATATTACATTATATAGGTAGATAAATATGATCAAGACAATTTTAGGAGCGTTGTCTGTTGTATTAGTATCAACACAGCTAAACGCACAACCACTACGAGATTTTACGTTTAAAAGTCCGGCCTTTAACGGCAACGGATATTCCGCACACATCTTAACAATAGAAAACCAAGAACATTCACGTAAGAAAGCTATCAAAGATAAGATAGAAGCCAAGCTAAACGAAGAAAAAGCTAAAGCAGAAAATACTAACGTTAAGAAGTTTATGAGTAACTTAGAATCACGTATCTACGCACAAATATCACAAGACATAGCAACAGCAATGTTCAATGACGATGGTAGTTCACCAACATCGGGTACACTGAACTTTGAAGGCAACATTATTACTTGGGACAAGTCATCGGGTAACATAGAGCTAGGAGTTACTGACATGGCTGGAACAACAACCACATTAACAATACCATTAGGTGACTTTACATTTTAATGCGAACATTATTAATATTATTAACTGTACTACTACTCGGTGGATGTGCCGCAGGGCAAGGTCTTAAAGGTCAGTACGATCAACCTGTAACTGTAGAAGCACCGACAGCTAAAGAGTTTGATACTATACCGCCACCGGCATTAGGCAAGGTAGTGGTTGCTGTTTATAGCTTTACAGATAAGACAGGACAAAGACGTCCAAGTGATACACAGTCAAGTTTCTCAACTGCTGTGACACAGGGTGCTGATGCGTTTCTAATCAAAGCATTAAAAGATGTAGGTAACAGTGCTTGGTTTGATGTAGTAGAACGTGGAGGACTTGCTAGTCTTACACAAGAAAGACAGATTATTAGACAGATGCGTGAAGCCTATGATGGGCCCAACGCTAAGAAACTTATGCCAATGAAGTTTGCTGGCATGTTGATTGAAGGCGGTATAACAGGTTACGACACTTCAACAAGAAGTGGTGGTATGGGTATGCGTGTATTAGGCATAGGACCACAAACACAATTTAGTGAAGACATTATTACAGTAAGTTTAAGAGCAGTAAGTGTTAACACTGGAGCAGTATTGGCGGCTGTGAATGTACAGAAAACAATATATTCTACAGCAGACAGTATAGCAGTATTAAAATTCTTTGACAATGATACACAGGTCTTTGAATTTGAGTCGGGTATTACATTAAACGAACCGGCAACATTGGCAGTGAAAACTACAGTCGAAGCGGCAGTAGTTGAGCTAATAAAAGAAGGTGAACTCAAAGACGTTTGGGATTTTGCCTATCAGCCAGAATCTGGCAAGGAGTAGTAAAATGAAAAATTTAGTAAAAATGTTTGGGGCATTATTACTTGTAACATCAACGGCGTGGGCCGCTGATAACAGTATCTACATTGATCAAGCTGGTAGCTCGAGTACCATTGATTTAAAACAAGATGGTAGTGCAAACAAAATATTCGGAGTTGGCGATTCTGAAGGAACCGCGGCAACATTCACAGGTGGCAGTCAAACTGTTGACATACAGCAAATTGGTGCCAGTAACTTATTAGGCATAGACGCTAACACAACAGTAGACAGTGGTGTAGGTGTTGACTTAACTTATATTATCACAGGATCAAACTCTGTAGCAAGTATTGACATCAATGGCGATGGCTTAGGCGTTGCCGCAAACAATACAATTGATATAAGACAAACTGGTAGTTATAATGACTTAATGCTTGACCTATTAGGAACAGGAAACAGTTTAACAGCAACAGCAACTGGTGGTGATTATAATGACTTTAACTTTACTATTGACGCTGACACAACAACTGTAAACACAGCTATTAGTGGCGGTGGTGGTAACACTACAACATTAGTATTAGGTACTGACAAAGCAACAGTTGATATTACAGCAGTTGGAGCATCAAACACAATCAGTCTTACACAAAGTGGCGCAGGTGATGCTACAAATGGTATGAATTTTGATTTAGATATTAACGGTTCATCAAACTCAGTAACTACAACACAGAGTGGTTCACAGTTTAATGACGTTGACGTAAACATTACTGGATCATCTAATGCCTGGACAATTAATCAATCAGACTAATATGCAAACTCAAAACCAACATCTAAAAGTTATGATGCAAGACTTAGACAATCTTAGGCAAGAAGTGGCACAGTCACCAAACGGTGTAGAGTCTATTTTGAAAGAAATAGATAAACGTGGTTGTGAGTTATTATATCAATACCTAGCAACAAAATGAACAAGTTACTCATAGTTTTACTCATAGCTATCCCCCAAATGGCTATGAGTGCTATTGGTACTATCTCAGATCAATTCCAAGACCCAGCAAGTATTACCCGAAAAGACAAAACTCTTGAAGGTGTTAAAGGTGTAGGTGTAGAAATGTTAGACCTTCTACGCACAGGAGCCGGCACACTTGAAATCACATTTGATGATGACACACAGGTACAAATGACAGAGTCAGCTAAGTTAACCATCGACGACTTTGTATATGACCCAAAAGATGCAGACGCAGGCAAGCTAGCAATTAAGATAGGCAGAGGCACAGCTCGTTATGCTTCAGGACAGATAGCAAAGAATCGTCCTCAAGCAGTTAAAATTAAAACACCAAGTGCTACTGTAGCAGTTAGAGGTACAGACTTTACAGCCACAGTAGATGAGATAGGTGCTACCACAGTTATTCTATTACCTAGTTGTCCTCGAGGTTGGATAGACATAGAACGTGATTGTAAGACTGGTGCTATTGAAGTAATAAGTTTAGGCGGGTCGGTATTTATGGATAAACCGTTTGAAGCAACTCGTGTACCTAATTTAGAAGCTAAACCTACACCACCAGTTATAGTTGACTTAACAGAAGAAATGATTAGACAAATTATTATTGTAGGTACACCTAGAGAAGTTAAAGAACAAGAAGCACGCTTAACACGTAAGTCATTATTAGATGACAATGCCTTAGACCAAGAACAATTAGAAAACGAACTAGATAGGCAAGCTGAAGAAATAGAACAGTACAGTGCTAGTACAAGACTAAGTCGTAACTTATTAGATAGAGATTTTTTAGCTAATATCTTAGACATACTTAATTTACAATTAATAAACGCACAAAGTCGTGTGTTAAGCGGTACACAAAAGAATTCAATACTACCAGACTATGTTCCGGACCAAGGTGTAGAAGCTTATGTAGATAATATATCAGTAGAACTATGTATAGACACTATTGGTAGTGACATCGCTTGTATTAAAACACCAACTACACAAGAAAGTACTATACGTCAGATACAGGGCACTGTGGACATAACCAACAGAGTTAATAGTGAAGGTACGACCACTATTACTACGAGACAATAATGAGAGCTATTTTTATTTTAATGTTGTTGTTAATTTTCCAGCATTTATTCG